CCCGGTGCGCCTATTGTGAGGGCTGTAACTCCTGATGCCCCCGTCGCACCATCCGCCCCAGCCACGCCTATTGGTACGGCTGGGGAAAGGGTTCCGCCGTATCCGTTCAAGGTAGCAAAGGTGGGACGGGCAGGCCAACTGAGGTTCGAGCTTGATGAGGTTATCCCTGACGAACAAGCGGCGGATTACATCAAGGCTAGCCATCCGGCTGGAGGCGGGCCGCCCACAGGAGGGCCTCCCGGAGGGCCTCCCGGAGATTTCCCGCCGGATCTTCCCTCGGATCTACCCTTAGATACAGATGACATATTCGAAGCTATTAGGGATGTTGCAACAAAAGGAGAGTCGATACCGGAGACTCTTCTACGTCGCCATGCAGGGGCTATAACTGCTGCGGAGAATGAAGCACAACGGCTGGCACAGGCTGGGGAGAAAGCATTCCGAGCCCTTGGGCTATCGGTAGGAAGGTACGGCAGAGAAGTTATCCGGAGGGATGCTCTCCCTGAGATGGATGCGCTCTTCAGGGCGCTACATGAGCCAGAAAAGTTCCCTGTTCCTCCTCGTCTTCAAGGCGTGTATGACGAGCTTAGGAGGCTGACGGATTGGGAAGAAGCAAGCCGGCTCCCGTTCAGTCCTGATGTGACGCCCGTGGAACACTATTTCTATCGTGGGTGGAAGCCGTCAGATGAATTAGCTGGGGAGTTCCAGCGTCATCAGAAACAGGGTGGTATAGGATGGCCTCCAAAATTCACGAAGCCTCGTGCAGACGCTACCTATAGCGAGATGCGCGCCCTCGGTTTTGAGCCACTGAACTGGAACCCGTTTGAACAGTGGCGAATCTCACGTATGCAGGGGATGAAGAGCCGGCAACAGATGATGCTTATAGCCAGCATGAAGAAAGCTGGGATAGCGAAGCCTGCTGGTGGAGGCCCCTCTATTAAGGGGTGGAGAACCCCAGATGTAGGGCCAGCCTTTGAAGGAAAACCCCTAGCGTTCATAGATGAGGATGGTGCGGCCAAGACCTTCTGGTCTGAGAGATGGGTTGTCCCAGAGAATGCTGCTAAACGCTTGGAAAATATCTATGGTAAAACACCGTCATTGGGCACAGTGACCATTCCAAGGCTTGGGGAGGTGGATGTAATGAAGGTCATTGATGCCATAACATTTATTCCCAAGCGGGCCAAGTTGATGTTCTCTTTCTTCCAGCAGCAGGACTTCCTGACACGTAGTTTGATCGGCACTTGGACTAGAATGGTTGATGACCTTCAAAGGGGAATAGTAACAAGAGATCCCAAATTAGCAATAGGTTCAATAAAACATTTGGCAAAATGGCCGGAGTCGGCATATAGCATGCTCCGGGCTAACCTCAGTCCTGACTATAGACGGTTATTAAAGCAGCAACTAAGCAGTACCGAGGAGCTTGTTCCTGGTCGTCCCGGGATACACTTCTTGGGCATGATTAAAGCCGGGCTCTCCATAAAGGACGCAAGCATATTCCCTGTGGGGATGGATGTCATGGCTCGATCTGTGGCTGAGGAGGGTGGCTTTCTTGGGGTAAGGTCTGTGATGCGACTTGTTGGTCAGATGGAAAGCGCAATGCGCCGTGGCTTGTTTGATGGAGTATATCCGGCAGCCCAAATGATGGATATCAAGAACAATATGGTGCATGTGATGGTACGGCAATTCCCAGATGCCACAGACGAGGCAATCAATGGGATGGTTGCACGAACAATAAACCTAAAGTATTCCACGGTCCCTGCGTCTCAAAGTATGTTTCAGAATCAAACTGCTAGGGCATTTCTACAAAGGGCATTCTTCAGTGTTGGTGAATCTGAGGGGCTACTCCGTCAGGGGGTGCAGGCAGTCAAGGGACCTTACGCCGCAGTCTGGAGAAAGCATTGGCTGGCGGCATATCTAGCGCTGCTATCTACTGCCAATGTAATTCATTTTGCGAGTACGGGCCAGGCCCTTCCGCTGGAGCGGTATAAGCCCGTGGCGGAAGATAACTTTGGAATGATACCATTTGGATATAATGCAAGGTTTGCCGCACCTACTATTCCGATCAGCGGGCGTAGCGGCACAGAACTCACCCTCGATATTGTGGGGCAGATGGATACCGTTCTACGGCTTACAGATCCTGTACAGTTCATAAGCTCTAGGGAGTCTGTCCCTGTACGGGCGGTAGTCAACCAAGTGAAGGGGACTGATTTCTTTGGGGCTCCCATTGATGAGGTAGGTCCCGGGGGCATAGCGTCTAGGACTGCGATGTTCGTTCTTGATCTATTCGCTCCTATTGGCCCAGGTCAGGCGGCGGCTGATATCGCTCGCGAGCAAATACCTTTGGTGGGAGAACTGTTGCCGCCAGGAGAAGAACGCATCGGACTTGGGGGCCAGTTAATTCAAGCGCCTGGGATTGGTATCAGAGGAGAACCTACGAAGGATCTGTTGCGCCGGACAGCAAGAGAGAGTGGTGAGGTGGTGCAGCTATCAACACATCCCAGGTTCGGACAGCCTGCCCAGGAATGGGAGGAGCTGACAAAGCCTCAACAGAGAAGCATTTTAGAGAAAACCGGGATGGAGGAAGAACTAGCCTGGAGAACAGAAACCGGGGCGTTGAGGGGGACTAAGGGATCTGTACTCCGTCAGCGGCGCACTGTATTAGAAGACGAGGCGGCAGCCACTATGGAGAAGGTTGCCGACCAGTATCTAAGGAAGCCGCGTGAAACAGGGGAATTTGTTGCCGAAGATGCTAGGAACGCAATCGGCCAGGTAATTAGTGAGCATTATCTTCAGCTTGAAGATGTATATGCGGAACTTGACGAGGATAAAGAGCCAGAGGGAAACACCCTGCGCCACCATATGTGGCGATACCGCCAGATATTTGTGGGGTTTGGGGAAGATGGGCCACAGACCTCTGGGGACTGGGAGGATTTTAATAAAGCAGTGGCAAGGTTCTGGAGTGACACACCTGAAGAAGACGTAGGTGTGGTATTGGGAGAAATGAGGCAACTAGAGCAGAAGTTCCCTGAAGAAATCCGAAGGGTGCAGGATGCTAAACGCTACGCCGGTGCCTTTGAAGTGGATGTTAACGGGACGCAGTACTCCTACTGGGACTTAGACACTATCCCCGAAGTGGAGCAGGAGATTCTCTCTAAAAGTTGGGAGGAATTGGGGTCAATCGCTGTGACGATTGAGGATGTCCGTGAGTACCTCCAGCAATCTACTGCCGCACGGAGCGCAGGCAAAATAACATCTCGAGGCAAGGCTATTGATAAGGCTTTCAAAGCCTCAAGTAGGGACGGCATGTTGAGTGAGATGAAGGAGAACTTCGTGGCGCAGGCACCCCATGCATGGGTGGCAGCGATGCTGGATGCAGGGTACTATTTTAAGGGGAAGGAATGGATTTGGGAGAATCTAGGTGAGGCTCTACGCGGGGGCGCAGCGTGGGAGCAGTATCCCTATAGGAATCTCTACGAGAAAGTGTTGCTTGCGAATAGGTAGCACCACTATATGTTGTGTGCCTTACAGATTAGTGTAAGATATGTAGAGGAAAAGGAGTGACGTAATATGGTTATGTCGACTGAACCACAGGAATTGGACACATCTGTAGATATCGCAGAGCCTGCTGTCGCAGAGGAAGAGGGCCAGGTTGAAGCTCCCGAGGCTATTGAAGCTGCGCCTGCCGGGGAAGTAGAAGCTGCCCCTACTGAGGTAGCAGGCGGCCCTACAAATGTCGTAGCAACACCACCACCGCCACCACCGCCGGCTGCTCCGCAGGTTGACCAGAAGGCTATCCAGGAATTAGAGCAACACCGGGCTATGGAGCAGGAACGCACGTGGCGGGAAAAGGTGGGACGGGCAGCACGGGCTTATGAGCAGCAGCTCCAGGAATCTGGGTACATGCCTGAGCAGGCTCGTGACCAGGCTAGGCGCTATGTGCAGCAGGAGCAGAAGTTTAGGAAGCAGGACACAGAAGCGTCCAATATGGTTGGGTATGTCCAAGGCCGCCAGGCGGCGGCTGTTCATTTTATGGAGAAACATGGGCTTGCGAACAAGCAGATGCTTAACGATCTCATGGCTCTTCAGCAGACGAACAGCCCGGCAGAGATGGAGAAGGAAGCCCAAAGGATGAAGAATGATCGAGCTCTTCGGGCAGAGAATACAAGGTTAAAGCAGGGTCGAGTAGCACCACAGGCTTTTGATAACAGCCAGGGTGCAGCGGAAGCGTCGTCTAATGACAACCGTCTCTTGGATGCGTACAATAACGGAGACAGGTCTGAAGCGGCGGTCCGAGCGGCGAGAAGACTAGCGTTAGGATCATAATGGAGGTCTGAAATGGCACAGACGGCGACTACTGGGAGTCTAGAGAATGCCCAGCGCATCATTATCGCGTCGGCGCGATACACAGAGGAGCATAATGCTCCAGCTATGGCACTTGTTGAGCAGTTTAACCTGCCCAAGGGTTCCAAGCAGGTCACCGTCCCGAAGGTAGGACAAATGAATATGTCCGATCTGGTGGATGGCCAAGACATAATCGACGAGGAAGAGATTGGGATGACCACCGTTGATCTTACAGCGGCTGAGGTCGGAGCCAAGATCATCATCACCGATAAGTTGGCACGGCAGAGTTCCGAGAACGTGTTCTCGATCATCGGGCGACAGCTTGGTGATGGCATGGCGCGGAAGAAAGACACAGACGTAACGGCATTATACTCAGGCTTCGGCACCGACATCGGGGCTGCTGGCCGGAGCATGAGCCTTGCCAACGTGTCCGCAACCGTTGCCTATGCAAAGGGCAACAAGTTCGGGTCACAGGTCTACATTGTCCAGCACCCGTTTGCGGTGTGGGACATTGCCAACACTGCGGTGACGGCATCAACAACCTACCCGGTGCCACACGGATGGTCAGAGGATCTGCTGGGGAACTTCTTCAGCGGCCTTCGTCCCATCAACGGTGTTCCGATTTTCGAGGATGGTAACATCACCATCGACTCCAGCGATGACGCTGTTGGTGTCTGCTGTGACAAGACGGCCCTTGCCGTCCTGAAGAGCGTGGATACTCGGACAGAGCGTCAGCGGGACGCATCTCTCCGCGCCACGGAGCTTGTGATGACCAGTGACTACGGTGTATTTGAGTTGGACGACTCCAAGGGCGTTGCTCTAACGCTGGATGCGGCTACGCCTGCAACCTCCTAAGTAGAGGAGTAGGAAATGGCAATAACTACGAGGGAACGCACTGAGCTGCGTAAGGATTTGGTCGGTCAGGGATACCACTGGGACTACATTGATGAGTGGCAACCGAAGGTATCCCTGTATAGACACCGAGCTATGATATCTCCAAGCGGAGAACTCGTTAGTGATGTCGGGACAAGGCTTGATAACCTTCCCGGGAGCCCTGACTACGTGAACCGCAAAGGGAGGCAGGGTTTATACCCTTGGCCTCCCGGAGATAACTGTACGTGTAGGTGGTGTGCAACTAGGGAACCTATATCCCAAGCATCCCAGTCTATAGCGCCTTCTATGAAGGATCTCTTTGGAGAGAAGGCGGCAGAGAAGGCGGTAGAGAAGGTGGTGGAAGAGGACAGGTCCCCTAGAAGAGGGAAAAGGCGAACAGGGCCTTGGTTTAAGCAAAGCTAGGTGTAAAGAAGGCCGTGCCTAGCGCACAAATTTACAACGGCGTTCGCAGGACTGTGAGCCTGTAAAGTTAAGGAGGATCTTAATGGCATTCCCAACGACGGTTTATCTAGGCTATGGCATGGAGAAGACGGAGACTTCTGAGCAGAAGCAGAAGCTCGGGACACGAGCTGTCACTCCTGACGGAAGAGTATTCTACTATGCCAAGTGCAGCTCAACGGCAATCACTCCCGCAGGGAAGATAGTGGACGGGATTGCAGCCGTGGCAGCGCATGACATGGACGTGGCAGCCGCCGCCACAGCCGCAGGAAAGGTCACATTCACCAGCGGGACATCTCTGACGACTACGAAGAACCAGTACGCTGACGGATACGTTCTCTTCAACGACGGCCCCGCACAGGGAGAGGTGTACCGGATCAAGTCCAATACCGCAGTAACGAGTGCAACCGGCCTGTCGATAACGATTGACGAGCCAGACGGACTCAGGACTGCGTTAACCACATCATCCCTATTTGGTCTTGCATACAATCCATATACAGACGTCAAGATCATTGACGGTGACGGGACGCAGACAACTGGCCCACTAGGGGTAACGGTCATCCCGGTCACGGCAAGCTACTACTGCTGGATTCAGACAGCAGGCATTGCCTCGGTACTGTCGGGAGCAGCGGTTGCTGTTGTTGGTGACGCTGTTGGCGTTAGCCAAGCATCAGGCGAGTCTGGCGCATTTGACCTGTGGGACGCTTCCTCGGAAGAGGATAGGCAACCCATAGGCCATGCTATGGGCATCCCGTCCGTGGATACTGACAACCAGATCGTGATGCTGAATATCCGCAACTAGGAATAAGCAACATGGCAACTGAGCTATGGACTCCGGCGGGGACTGCCTATAACGGCATAATCCCCGCCGGAAGGAATGTGGAAACAGGAAGCCGGATAGTGTCTCACCAGATGCGGGTCGAGGCGAAGGATCGCTTTGGGAGGGTACACAAGCAGATCATACGTGTACTCGCTGACGATGAGACCTCTCAGTCAGAGATCGAAGAAATGATGGGCTATGCTACGGAGAACTTTGTAACTGAGGTGCGCGAGAAATACAACAAGCGGCCTGCTACAGAGGACGAACGTAAGCAGATAGGGAAGGCCCTCAACGAGTATCTGAATAACCGGACAAAGCGCCGAGAGAGTACGTCTAATAAGATTTACTTTGAAGGAATAGGAAATGGAAAAACAAACAGACATACCATTAAGCGTCACCACTGAGGATATCCAGGCAGTCCTGCAATCTAACCCCATGATGGCGATGCAGGTTCAGAACCAAGCACTCATGCGTAAGGTTAGAGAACAAGACCTTGAGGTATCTAGGTTGACTGCGAAGTTGGAGAAGGCACAGAACGGTAAGTCCAACAAGGAGGGATAGCTATGCCGAAGGTTGGAGGCAAGAAATTCCCTTACACGGCGGCAGGTACTTCCGCTGCCAAGCGTTACGCTAAACAAACGGGCAGGAAAATGACCCAGAAGAAAAAGAAAAAGGGAGGCTACTAAATCATGGTTATGATGCCACCTGGTGGAATGAGACCTCCCGGACCTCCTCCTGGACCACCACCCGGGCCTCCGGGACCCGGCGGACCTGGTGGGCCTGGTGCAGATCCTGTCTTTGCGGCAGCTCTTAAAATAGTCATGCCTACTCTTCAAGGCATTATGGCGACGCTCACCCCGCAAGAGGCTCAACGAGTCTTAGCTGGTGGGCCTGGTCCCGGTGGCCCTGGTGGGCCTGGTGGGCCGAGGCCGATGCGACGCCCAATGCCTGGCCCTGGGGGTCCGCCTAGGCCGATGCGGGGAGCCATGCCTAGAGGGGCAGCTCCTGCACGAGGTGCGGCTCCAGCAAGGGGAAGAAGGGCAGCGGCCCCTGTGCGCGCCCCGGCACGACGGGTTGCTCCAAGGGCTCCAGTTCGTCGGCGCTAACTTGATATTTATGAGGGACGGCAATGCCAGCAATACAGGGGCGAACTCGTGAGCAGTTACGACAGCACATAGGCTATGCTCTCGGAGGACTCTATGTGTCTGCTGCCTCAAGCAATGGTAGCACTACAACGCTACTGGACAATACCCTTGTCCTTGGTGGCGCAGATACCAAGATAGGGAAGTGGATACGTTTCACAAGCGGCGACAATGATGCGCTCACTCGCCGTGTGACTGATTCTGCCATTTCAAGTAACGTCACCACGCTTACGTTCATGCCTGCCGCAACTTCGGCCACGGCATCGGAGTCCTATGAGTTGTGGGAAGGGGCTTATAGCCCTGACACGATTGATGACTTTATCAATCAGGCTATCCTTGCAGCAACCGGCTGGGTCTACGACCCGATAGAGGATATCAGCCTACATGGAGACGGTAAGCAGGCGAGGTTCGATATCCCGTCTGGTATCTCCATGATCTCCAAGATAGAGTCCCGGGCTAAGGTGAGTTCTACGCGGATTCATGCCTGTGCGACTACGTTTGATGAGGCAACTGATGGGGACTTTACCCAGTCACTGGATACCAAGGACAGGAAGCAGGGCACACAGTCCCTGAAATTGGTTATAGCTGCTGGTGCATCGGCAGGGGATTTTGTTACTGATAGCATTACCAGCAAGGATCTCTCCGGCTACGACACCATAGAGATGTGGGTAAAGAGTACAGTT